CGGAGCCCCTTCCGGAACAGTGGGACTGGGAGCCGCGCTTCCGCATGGTGCAGTCCAAGGCGGAAGCGTCGGGCCTGTGGCAGTCCGCCACGTCTGCCGGCGTACCGGATGCCGAGATTGCCCGGTTGGTCGCCATCGCCCGGACCAGCCTGATGGAACGAGGGCTCTGGAACTAGTGTCCGCAGTGGACACCGGGCCGGGTCGAGTAGTACAGTGGCCGATACCAGAGGGGGTCTTCACTGGTGGCGGGGCCTCTATTCCACCTGGTAAGTGCGGCAGGGAAATCGACTGGCATGGTCGGTTTGCACGGTTCGATTCCGTGCCCGCACACGAGAGCAGCAGATTCGGGAAGGCACGATGAGTCCCAGACTCACACGACCGATACCGTAGTTGGCTCTCTGTAACGGGTTCCTATCCGCCCGAGGTGATAGGCGAGTAGACGGATCTTGTAAAACCGTCAGGACCGACCGGTGAAACCGACCTCACCGGTCGGTCCCCCGAAATCAAAACCAGAGACAGGAAACCGAGATGACTGTTCAGGACCCGTTCGAAGACCCCACCCCGCGTACGTCCGACTTCGCGTCGGCAGACTCCTTCCGGGGCCGGCTCGTGATGATCGAGCCGACAAAGGTGGAACACGACATCCCGAAGCAGGCCAACGTGCCCAACGGTCCCAAGGGCGACCGCGTCACCGCGACCGTGACCACGGTCGACGGAAAGGGACCGGTCCAGATCTACGCTCAGAGGGCCGCCACGGGCAAGTGGCTGGACGGACCCGCCCACCGGGGTGTCTGGTTCAATCAGGACCAGCTTTCTGCGGGTCTTCTGCGTGAGGACGGAAAGACGCTCAAGGGTCGCGTTCTCGCCCGCATCGACACACTGAAGCCCGGTACCCCTGCCGGTCAGGGCAACCCTTGGGTGATGAACGCGGTTTCGGAGCAGGACAAGGCCACGGCTCGGGCTTTCCTCGCCTCGCAGATGGTCGGCGAGTCGTCTGCCCCCACCGCTCCCGCACCTGTTGCCGACACCCAGAAGGACCCGTTCGCGTAACCCCTTGACTCCGGCCCTGTCGCCGGAAATGAAAGAGGCCCCCTCCCCGTGGCACTGTCCGGGGAGGGGGCCTCTGCCATGATCTCAGGTACCGAGTCCGGCACCGTCCGTGGGGCCCGTGTGCTGCGCCACCAGACCCTTCAGCAGGGTCAGGAAAGCCGCGGAGACAGAGACAGTCAGTGCGCTGCCCCAGTCGAATTCCAGCACGTTGAACGGCTGAGCAGCGAGGGCGATGGCCAGGAGAGACGCCGCGAACGTCGCGACGACCCTCTCCCCGAGATCTATCAGAAACCTCTTGGTGGTCGGTGTCGGTACAGTCATGGTCTCTCCCTAGGACAAGGTCATCTGCCAGAGCGTCATGGACGCTCCGAACATGGAATACGCGGCGTTGGGCAGCGCGGGGTTTCTGCGTATCGCGGCGACCAGATGGAAGTAGTCCGTGGTCCCGTTCATCAGTCGGCCTCCCGAAACGTTCAGCATCCGGGATTCCCCGCCTCCAATGAAGTCGTCTGCTGCTGTGTCTGTCTGCCTTCCGAACCGGATAATGTTGGACCGGTCGAGATCGAGACCAGCGAAGACAATCGGGGAGAACGCGGAAGCGATCGGCGTGTACGAGATCTGCCCTACGGCCACCCAGTAGCCAGGCCACGCAGGGGCCACCTGAAACAGAGAACTCGGGTTCGTGGGGAACGTCGTCAGGGCGTCGTTCTGGTTGAACTCAAGGGTGTCCCACTCAACATTTCTGCTGGTCCCGATGGTGCCGAAGCTGACCGAGGTGGACCGGGAGACCCGGGCCATACGGCGCGCCTGAATGCCGGGGGCAAGCGTCACCAAGTCTGCATCGATCGCCTCTGCCAGAGCCTGAATGGCGGGGGCCACTTTGGCAGGGTCGGTGGAGATGCTGTACGGGTATCCGCGGTTCACGGTGTTGGCAGGCATCAGGACCCCTCGTCCATGTCGGGCTCGCTGACGTCGTAGTCGAGCCGCTCCCCCAAAGGCGGGATCACCGGTTCTTCGGGTACCGCAGGAGACGCGCCCTCTGTCTCGGGTGCGCCCAGACCCGGAATCTTGCCCATGTCAGCTTCCCGTCAAAAGGTTGGAGACCTTGGTACAGGAGAAGTCCCTGGCTCCGAAATCCACGTTCACCCCTGCGTTGTGCAGGACTGACACCCGGATGTTGTCCGGGCCGGCTCCGTTCGTGTAGTGCAGAGCCGCTACGTTGATGGCCAGGGGCTCGCTGGCCGTGTTGGTGGCTGTCTGTGTTTGCTGCACAGGCACCGGGATGAAGCCCAGAGAGGAGGTGACTCGGCATTCGACGGAGAAAGCAGCAGGGGTGCCCCCGGTGACATCTGCCGTGATCCGGGCCATGATCAGATAGATTCCGTCGTCGATCAGGTCGATTCCGTTCGGCAGGGCCGCCATGCCGTCGTTGTCGTAGTTGATGTTCGTGAAACTCAGCAGGGTGGTCACCCCGGTCGGAACCGATTGGACTCCGGTTTCCGTCAAGGTGCAAGAGGGCCGGTTGAGAGAGTCCGTGACCTCATCGTCCAGCGCTTGAACGTCCGCATCGATGTCTTCTGCGAGCGTCTGGATATTCGCGGGAAAGTTCTGGGTATCCCCGTACTCGGAGAATTGGTACCCGCGCGGTGTAGTACCCGCCATAGTTCATCGCCCCTTACACAAAGCTGTTGGCACCGGGGTAGTCTTCCGCCCGCCCGATGTCTACGACCTCAAGCCACGACGGATTGGCTCCTGTGGCTCCCAGGAAGACGTTACCGGTACCGGTCTGCCGGACGTACGTGACGTTCAGATCGTCCGTGAGAGTGGGATTGGTCGAGAGAACACGAATGACATTCTCGTGGTAGAAGGTGGTCATTCCGTTGGTCCCGTTGATGACCATGCCCGAGAAGGTGTCTATCGCACCCTGGCCCCCGATACCTGTCTTGAGCACACGGATCCGGACCGAGTCCCCTGAGACGCTCGACTGCACATACCCCTTGACCTTGACTCGGTACGCGCGTCCCGAAACGAACGTGATCGGGGCTGTGGTGTACGCGATGGTATGCGTGGTGGTGACGGCTGGCGCAGAAGAAGTGATGGAAGCCCACCCGTTCGGGACTCGGCCGAGACCTGCCGAAGGTGTCTGTCCCTCGGTCACCAGACGGGCCGTGACAAAGTCCCATTCCAGCGACTGGTCCGCGACCAGAGAGGATCTCAGAGCCACGCGCATGACCGATGCGCCGGAAGGCACCGTTGCTGTCCCTGAGATGCCCGTGAACGGTGGCAGCGCGGTGACGTCGTCCAGAGAAGCCACCGTACTGTCTGCCGAGACAGTGGTGGGGTACAGATCGGTGTCGTTGGCGAACCAGAGGGCGACCAGGTCGGCATCCGCATCAGCCGCAACCGAGTCTGTGTAAAGAGCCCCGACGTACGCGGACAAATCCCATCGCTGACCGGGAGAGACTTCGATCGGACACGAGTAGAGATAGCTCTCGGAGGTCCCTACGGCCAAGGGTGTGACCCGGGCTACCTGGTTACCCCCCGGAGCCCCTCCGCGCGCAACCGTCTCCACACTGCTGGTACCGGTGATGTTGTAGAGGACCCAGTCTGCGGGCGGAAGTCCGGCCGTGGTGTCTTCGAAAGAGAAGTCGCATACCTCATTGGGGCCGGCTCCCGGCATCCGGCCGAGCACCAGCCACGTAGCGTCGTTGCGCAGAACAGCTACCAGGTCACCCTCAACGGGTGCGTAGCTCTCAAGAGCTTGTGCCCGAAACGAAGTGCCACCCACCAGGATGACGAGATTGTCCGCGGTACCGCTTACGACCGTTCCGGTGCGCATCTGCGCCCACGGGCCCCCTTGAGCGGCCACCACTTGCGGATTGATCTGGACCACGTCACACCGCCATTAGCTGGTAAGCCCAGATCCGGGCGATGTACTGCCAGTCGATCGCCACGATGTCCATACGGATCTCGGTCGTCAGAGTGTCACCTGCGTCGAATCGCAGCACCGTATGGGACGAAGCCATCCCCGAGTCGATGGACGATCGGGCAGACCACCCACTGACCGGCGCGCCGTTCTTCAGGAAGCGGACCGAAACGGGGATGGTGCCCCCTGGTGGCGTACGGGTAGCCACGATGTAGTGACCCACCAGGTAATACCCCGTCTCGACGAACCGGATCGCCTGTGCGGTCAGATCCGCCATTTGCTGACCCGGGGTGTTGTCGAAGGTCAGAGACGTGTAGGCGACCGCCGTGTTCTGAATCGGCGAGAGGACAGGGACCACAGCGGACGTCGACATGCGGACCGAGTCCGGTCGCACGAGGAGTTGCGACGCAGTGTCGTAAAGAGCTTGGACCTCTGTATCCACAGCAGTCGCGAGCTGCTCCAATTGGATGATGTCCGAAGCGTCCTTGACCAACGGTTCATCGCACTCGGGGTACGGAAAGCCGTAGTTCAGTGTCTGGTCCACTCGTACCCCTAGGAATCGGTCACGAGAACGGTGCCTCGCGTGTTCATCGCCATCGGACGTTGCGTCCCCAGCGGGTAGGTCAGGGAGTCGATGATCTGATCCGCCAGAAGTCCACGGTAACGAAAGCGTCCAGTGTCGCCGGGTTCCATCGTGTGATCGGGAACAACGTCTACGGACCATTGCTCGGTAAGCGCCACGGATGCCTGAAGGTACGCGCGCGCAAGCCGCTGAGCCTCGGCAACCGTGAGCGGCGTCTGAACCTTGACGATCTGGGAAACCCGTCCGAAAGGGCCCCCGAAGAACGTGGGCGATGTCGGCGACGTGTCTCTCACTGTGACGCGAATAGGGTCGGATCCGTCGGTACGCTCCGAGACCACCGTGATGGAGTTCGCACTTCCCGCGCGGGTAGATTCGGTGTCGGCCTCTGAGAGAAGTCCTCCCGGACCGTCGAAGAAATCCTGTACGGGCGTACCAGGGGCGTAGACGAGCGGTTGCACGGTGAACACCCCGCTACCGTCCGCAATCCATCGACCCCCCACAACTGATGACAGATCGTCCAGTGCCTGACCCCGGTCTTCGTCCCAGGTGAGTTCGGGAACGGGCCCGTCTGCCACCCCGTGCACACCGAAGACCGCTTGCGGGATGGCCTCCAGGATCAGTGCTTCGATCTCGGCAAGGACACTGCTGTTCCGGTCCGCGGTCCGCGGTGCTTCGAACGGGTACCCGACTACGTCAGCCGCGAAGTCGTCTGCCGTAAAGGAGACTTCACCGGTCGCGCCCCGCTGGGCAGTGAGTACACGACCGGTGAAGACTGGGAACAACTCTAGCGATCCGTCGCCGTACTCGACCCCCGACCGGATGCGAACGACGCTCACGTACTGGGAGAACGGGTCCGAAGAGGATCGCGGGTACCACTCCTCCGAGAGCGTCCACGCCGCATTGCGGGTGACCCTGTCGGTCAGATTGGCCGCAACGTCCCCATCGATGACGGGGACATCTTGCACCAGTACGTTTCCGTCGATGTCGTACGCATCGATACGGGTGGCCCTTTTGTGGGGCGTGTGGAGAACTGTTTTGTACAGAGCCGATGAAGGGAGCACTAACTGACCCCCAACCAGTAGGCGACACCCGACAAGGTGCGGGAAGCCATCGTGATGGAGGCGGGTAGCGACGTCTGAGCGGTCGGACCGGTCGTCCAGCGCGCATTGGACGCGGTCATACCGTGGTTGATCATGTCTGTGGTCGCCGTAGTGGCAGCCGTGCTCCTGTGGATCGCCATGGCTGTTCCGGCATTGTTGACGAATGCCAGGTAGTAGTCCCCTGCGGGAGCCGCGTACGGAGCGGTGAAGGCCATGTTCTTCTCGCCCACTGAGTTCCACACCGCAGACTGGTCAGCGGTCACCGCGAGCAGAGTCCCTGCCGTGTCGTAGAGGCCGGCAAAGTTCTGGCCCGCGGTCGGTGTGACCTGTGCGGTGAAGATGCCCAGTGTGAGCGTGGACAGCGTGGCGGGGGCAGCCAGGGTGACACGGACCATATAGACGGTGCCGGACGTGGTGGAAGAGAAGCCCGTCGCGTGCTCGGGCGCGTAGGGAACGGCCAGGAACCCTGTAGTGGGCGCGCTGGCTCCGCCCGACTCAAGATCCGAGATGCGGGCGTCCTGGTCGGTGAACGCTGTGTTGACCGGGCTCCCCCACGCGAGGGAGCCGATCGGGATGGGTGTGAATGCCATGTCTTATCCTCCGTCACCGAACGGGCCGGCCCCGAACTCACCAAATCCGAAACCGTCCGGAACTGGAGGTTCCGATGGCGGGCAGGCGAGATTGCCTTCCGCTACGTCCTGCCACGTGCCACCAGCAGCGGTCATGTCACTGAATGTCGCGAAGGCTTCCGCAACCGCACACCAGTTGGCACAGAGTGTCCCCTGCGTCGGTCCGGTGACCGGGTCGACGATCGTCCACGGAACATCCCATATCCGGTCCGGCACCCTCTGATCGGGGTTCAGGTAGTCCCGGGAGACCGTGAGCGGCTGGACGTAAGCGTCCTCCCACCCGTAGATGAGGGGCGCTTGAATGAAGAGCGGACCGCCCGCTGTGAACAGCTCGTATATGGACTCGGCAGCACTCAGGGACCGCGTGACGAAGCGCAGGGTACCGTCCGCGTGCTTACGTCGGGAGTAGATGTCTGCGGGATGCTCTGCGTTGAGGATGGGGAAAAGATTCGCGTCGTGGTTCCACTGTTCGGTTCCGAACCCCAGCCACAGGTATACAGGGTCTGTCGGCCCGCACGGTCCGACAGGACCCGAGCACAGGGCGAATGCCTGACTCGCCCACGGGCGCAGGGGATCCTTGATCCATACCATGTCGCCGGAAGGCACCTCATAAGGCCCTTCGATCTGCTCAGCCCCGCCCGGCTCGCCTACGAACCGGTACCAGACAGGGGTGTCCAGAGGCGCGGTCGAGTCGATGTAGACGGCCTGCTCTCCCAGGAGAGGGACCGTAGCCAACTCGACCCACGGACCGGTGGCCGACAGTCCACGGAAGATCGTTGCTTCAGTTTCGACACTGAGCCCCGAGAAGTCGATGAACAGTTCCACATGTGCTTCCGGCATCAGCGCCGCACCCCCTGGCTCAGTGTGCGTTCCCTGCGTTCCTGAATCTGCCGGGCACGATAGTCAATACGGGAGTCGAGCCGTTCATTTCCGATCTGGACAAGCACGGTGGGCAGCTCCCCCGCGGTACGCGGGAGTGACAAGTCGAATCGCCTGGCTTCCTGCCGTACCTGGTCCGGAACAGTCATACCCACCCCGCGCGCAGCCACTTGGAGTTGCGGTAGCGAGGAGTTGAGACCCTGTACGAAACCGGCCACGGTGTCCTGACCGATTTCGATGAAGACTCGTGAGGGGGAACTGATCTGGAGAATGTTCTTGACTGCCCCAGACACGACGGACGCGATGTCCGCAGCAATACGGCGCAGCCTTCCAAGCTGAGACAGCATGCCGTTGATCAGGCCCCGGATGATGTTCGCACCGGCCGAGACCAGAAGATTCTGAACGTTGCCCATAGCGTCCCTGATGTTGCCCGGGAGTCGACGAATCTGGGTGATCGCGTTGGCGACCAATTGATTGACCGCGTCAAGGAACTTGCCACGCATCTCCGCGCCGTTGCGCGCCACCGACTGGGCAAGAGAAGAGAAGGCTCTGCCTCCCGCGTCCTTGAGTCCGTTGAACGCATCTCGCGCCCTCTGGGCAAAGTTGAGCGTCAGGGTCTGGGTGGACTTCAGCGCACCCGAGAAGTCCCCTTCGAGAATCTTCTGAACGATGCGGAAGGCGGGGGCCACAACTTCCCTGAGGATGAAGGAGAGGGAGCGGAAGACACCGATGAAGATGCCCGCGATGATCTGGACGATCAGTTTGATCGCCGGACCCGCTTTCTCGATCAAGAACAACTGGAACTCAAGGAACTTCACAACCAGCGGAGCCAACTCAACCAGCGCATTACCGAATTCTTTGGCAAGCTTCCCGACCTCTGGAGAAATCTCTGCGATCAGGTCTCGTAGCTTCGGAGCCAGTTCTTCGACGATGTCCCCTAGCGGGGGCAGGATCTCGTCAAGAACCTCCTTGAGCGCCTCGAATACGGGCCTCAACTGCCCCTTGATGTTCTTGGCGATCTCCGAGATGACGGGCTGAAGAGCCTTGAAAATCCTGCTGACCTCTTTGAGGACAGGTTCCAGAAGGGGGAGTACCAGGCCGGCAAGCTCGAAGAGCAGATCAAGGATGTCCTTGACGATCGGGGATACGCTCTTGATCGTGTCTCCGAGACTGTCCCACAGCGGCTGATTGTCCTCAAGGATCCCGCTGAGTCGATCCCCGATGAGTTCGATGATCTCTCGGATAGGGGGCCCGATGTCCTCAATGATGCCGCCCACGATGCCGATGGCTTTGGAAAGGATCGGGAGCGCACTCTTCGCCAACTGGCTGGCGATTTCGGACAGTTCTTTGAGTGCAGCCTGAAACCCCTCGCTAGCGGTTATATCCTCAAACGCCTCCGTGATTTGTTCCAGCGTGTCGAACAAACCGCGACCGTCCTGAGTCAGGCCACCGAAGACGTTTCGCAAACCGCCGATGATGTTCCCGCCGACGCGTCCGAACTGACGGATAGCGGAAATCGCATCGTCGATGGAGTCTTCCAGAGCGCCAGACTCGAACGCCCGGGTCAACGCTTCGGAGATGTCATCCGCTCGACTAGAAACAGCGCGACTCAGCCGCTCCAGAGAAGGACCTGCGGCCGCCGCAAGCTCGCCGAGAGCGTTGGTCACCTGGCCCGGTACACGTTCCAGATTCTGGAGAGAGTTGGTGGACGACTTGAGTGCCTTCCCCAACACGCCGCGTTCGTCGAGCTGAACAGCAGCGTCCGCAGCACCACGCGCCATACGGTTGAGCGAGACCGCGGTACGCTCCATGGCGCTGCCAACGGTCGGCAGGATCGTCTCGGACAGCCGCTCAAGCGAGTCGTCGAACCCCTCGAAGAACCGGTTCTGTACCCGCTCCCGGATGTCGTCAAGCTCCCCGCGCATGCTGCGCAATTCCTTGACGAATGCCTTAGCTTCCGGGGCCAGTCTCTTCATGGCTTCGGCAAGATCTTCGGGCGATGCTTCGGGGTCGAAGGCAGTCTCTACCGCCTCTTTGACACCCAGCATGGCCACTCTCACGGTACCCGTGGCGAGCTGAAGTGCGAGGAGTCCGGAGACACCTACGGCTGCGGCGGGGGCGATCTCGGCCGCAGCCGTCGCCACACCTGCGATCAGGGGGATGGCACCGCCGGCAGCCACACCCACAGCCGCAATGCCTCCCGCAAGACCCGCAATGGGTCCGATCGCACGTCCGGCACCACGAGCAAGAGCCCTAAGATCCAAATTCAGTCGTCGAAGCTCGTCCTCGTCGACATCGATATCTACGTCGATGTCGATGTCGTCCACGGTGGCCTGTGCCTGCGTGACGACACGGTCCAGACCCTGACGGACGTTGCGCAGCGATCGGGCCTGATTCAGCAGCGCATTCACATCGACTTCAGGAGCCCCCTCGTCCACGGACGTGATGACCGCGTCAAGAGTGCTGCGTAGCTGGGTGAGTGTGCGCTGCTGGTCCAGCACCGCAATCACGTCGATGTCATCCGCGCCATTCTCGGCTGCCTGAAGAACTCGGTTCAGGTTGCTCTGAATCTGGTCGAGGGAGTCACGCGCGTTCAAGGCTGCGTCTACGTCGACATCGTCCGCGTTGGCTTCTGCTGTGCGGATGATCTGCGCGAGATCCCGCTCGACTTCCGGCAGGGCCCCCGTCGCGTTGATTACGAGATCAACTTCAGCCTCGCTCGCCATGTCTCACCACCTCACTTCATGCCGGGCATGGAAGCGGATGCCGCCACCGGGTCATATCCATCGTCCCACGTGTCTCCGGGGTCGAAGCCTGGTGGAGGGATGTCCAACTGAAAATCGAACTTTGCCTGATCAGCTTCCTTGGCGCCCTGTGTGGCGAGAGCGTAAAGCGCTGTGCACCACTGGCCGAGGGAAACCGCGGACGGATCCACTCCCTTGAGCAGCATCCGGCCCAAAACGTTGCCCTGAGTGGACGCGAGTGCCAGGTTGTACGCCTGCCACCACCGGTCGTATCCCGAGGCGAGCCTGAGGATCTCGGGGCCGGCGTCGTGTGCCTGAGCGGCAGACACCTTGCCATCGACAAGCAGTAGCAAGAAGTCGCTGTCCTCTCCCAAGACACGCTGCGCCAGAATCTCAAGGGGTGCGTCGTCCAGCATCACGAGCCACTCGGCAGCGGACTTGTAAGGAACGCGGAAGGCGCGCCCCGCCACGGTGACCGTGAACGGGTCGCGCCTCAGGACCCTGCTCAGATCAGCCATCGGTCTTATCGGCTGTCTGGTGGTCCACAATTTCCTTCAAGAGACCCATGATGTCCGCCATCGTGGTCTCCCCGTCTACCAGCATGTCGGTGATGGCATCCCAGTGCATATCGCCCACGGAGCGCTGAAGGATCCGGTACAGCGACCGGATCCCGGAGGGTCCGATAGACCCTTTCAGAGCCATGACCACCATCAGTTGCTCCGGTGTCAGTGCCTTGGCCTGAACCTTGTAGTCGGAGATGACCAGATCGTACAACTGTGGTTCGGGGGTGTTCTCATCGTCTGTCATGAGTCCACTCTAGACGTTCGTGTTGGCATTTCGGATGCGGTACCCGGCCGGTGAGGCGATCTCGCGAAGCGCCCGGTCCAAGAAGGGACGGGCTTTGGTGCCCGGATGGTTGACGTACTTTGCGTACACCACGCGACCGCCCATCCGGAAACGGAGAACACCACCCGGTCGTTTGGGGGAGATCCGGTGCGGGCGCGTGCCGTTGTGCACCATTTCCGCGTAGTCCACATCAAAGACGATGGTGGCTTTCGGACGAAAACCGAACGTGGACGAGTAGACGATCTTTCCGCTAGCCCTCAGTCGGCCCGTTCTCACTGGTGCCAGGATCTTGGCCCGGTTCAGCACCTGCGGGGCCCGGTTCCGGAGCGCTCGCCTTGCTTCCCCCTGAATCGTTCTTCCGAGCTGACCGCGGTCGAGATTGAGTCTTGCCACCGGACGTCCCTCCGATCCTCACCAGACCGGCTCGGGCCCATCCCTCCACGGTGGCATCGATTTCGATGTCTTCGGACACGTCACCTGCGTACATGCCGTTGAATGAGATCAGGACGGTCACTGTGCCTGTCTTCGCCATCGTCGCTCCTCAGGCTGCGGTGCAGCCACAGTCGGTTTCGATCACTACCTGTTGCCGACCGCCGATGCAGTTCCCGTCCGGCCCGGTCGGCTCGTACGTGCCCGCGCGTACGGTACGGAACCCTCCGTCGCTGAGGTCGTTGTAAGCGCAGCACAAAGCCGTTTCCATGGCGCCATGGTCTTCGTCCGCTTGAATCGCAATCGCGGTCCACTGGTCGCAAGTGGGCGGGGCCTGAACAGTACCGAAGGGCAGGCACCGCACGATGCCCATCTCCAGTGTGGTAATTCGCTCCGTGTGGAAACACTTCACCAGGGGATCGTCTCGCGTGCGCAAAGGATCGACCGTGACGATCCGCACCCAGGCAAGACCGTTGCAGCACTCGTCGACCTGACTGCCCAGCGACGGGTTCACGAATTCGCCGTGGCGCAGACAGATCGTGGCCGGCTCGTCTCCGTTGGCGATCAGAGCCGTGCGGTAGCACTCAAGGAGAGTCAGAGCGTGATCCATGTGGATCGTCATACGGTGAACCTCCCCCGTCGCACGTCACCCGAATACACCCGAGACCGTTCGGCAAGCCTGCTCGGATTGACCGACCTGATCCACAGGTCGACGTTCGCCACACCCGTCAGTCCGTTCTCAAGAAACGTGGTCGGATCGACCAGTTCCACATCAACGCCCTGACGAGAGAGGGACGCAAGTTGACCGGGCAACTGACACTCGCCTGATCCGGTGCATGCTTTGGCGAACTCGCAGGCAAGTTCCCCTGCCGCGATCTGGCCCGCGCGGGGTACGGCCACACCGCGCTGATAGGTGACCGCAAAGGCCCCTACGGCGTCGTTGGCAAGGTCCATGTCCTGGCATTCGGGCCAGCACGTCTCCCCGTCGATGCGGACCAGGATGCTGCCGTTGTCGAGCCGGTACGCGGAAGGATCGAGAACCACCCCGTCCACCATCACCTGATCGACAACGGCAACCGGGCCAGGAAGAGCCACTTGGCAGGTTGCCTCGCACTTGCAAGCTCCCGGACAGACACAGTTGCGCCACGTACCCGCTCCATCGATGTACGGGGTCACCCACGTACCCGGAGCACCAAAGGAGTCGGATCCGCGGACCGGGTACGTCATGTAGCCACCTCCCCCACAACTCCTGCCGCAAGGGCGCACCGTGATGGAACACGGTCCGTACCTGCGACCGGTGAGGGCCCACAGAAGGTACGTGGACCACGTCGTTGCAGCGGACTGCACCGCTGGGAGATAGGTGTCCCAGTCAGGGCAGCACGACGTGTCCAGAGCCCAGTTACAGGGACCTTCGTCCGGAGCAACCGAAATTGCCGGCGTTACGGGATTGATGACGGGCATCGGTCCTCCTTAAGGGCGGCTGAACGGGCTTGCTTGGATGATGACAGCTTGTGTCGGATCCGACAGATCCGTAGCGACCCTTGTCACCGCAATCCAAGCAACCAGCGCCCCGAGAGCGAACTGAGGGTTTTGAACAAAACTGGACTTTCCTGCGGCATCCACTGCTGCTGCCAAGTTCGGGTAGACCGTCTGCCCGTACTGAACCGTTGTCTGTCCGCTGGGAAAGTTGGACGCAAACTTGAACACGCGGTGCAGCGTGGTCGACCCTGACCCCCCTCCGATCGGAGTCAGTACGCCTGCGTTGTCGTAGTTCGCCGCGTCGATGAACGTGGTCAGCGGAGGGAACGCAACCGTGTTCCGTAGTCCGTACCGGAACTGTGCGGGGGCAAGGGCCGCTGTCGGGGCCTCGTGGGGGTCGTCTGGAGTTGTGTTGTATGCCCAGGAGGGTTGCAGGAGGGCCCCTGCCGACGTGTTGAACTGAAGATTGGCCCCGTTGACTGTCACCTGATTGCCCGAAGTGCTGAACGGTCCCAGACCGAACATCAGGTCAAGAAGCTGGTTTTCGGGCTGCGCAAGGATCTGAGGGATCGCGACCAGATCAAACAGCGCCATCGTGGCTGTGTCGAATGCCAGTGCTGCGAGCACGATACGGGTACGCCGTTCGATGTTCGTCGGTTGCGTACCCTGCTGGATAATCGTGCCGGAGGAATCGGCAAGAAGGTAGGTCACAGTCCGGGTCAAGGACGCGCCCACCAACGTGACCGTCTGAGCCGGCATGTGCACCCGCGTGAGCGAGGGCCGGAAATCGTCTGTGGAGTAGTCCACAACGTATCCCACGGTCTCGCTGAGATCGACCGTGGTGGCCCCGGTGATGACCAGGTTTCCCCCGGACATGACGCCCGTTGACAGAGCCACAGAGGCCCCGTCAAACACGTCCAGATCGTTCGGGTTGCCCACACTCACCCGGAAAGCTTCACTGTCCGCGTGAATCCAGTACTCCCCCTCTTCCGCCCAGAAGGTCAGTACTCCGGCCCCGTCCGTACTCAGAGGGTTGGGGAGGGGAACCGTGCCCGTGACGTCTGTGAAGATGGGGGCGAGTGCGCTGGAGTTCTCTGGAAAGACTCGCGCCGCTATCCCTACGGCCAGGGCCCCGTTGGGGAACCAGAATGTTCGGCTGTACTCCGCAAGGGCCATGGTTACCGCCTCAGGTGTGCGACGCCTGATGTCTGCGTCTCGAAGACGATGACCGTCGTAGCGGTGCTCGGGTGGGTCACTTCGTAGTCCCTGAGGGAGGCGTTTCCTACAAGAACGTCGACAAGTGGAGGAAACCCGAAGTGATGGTTGATTGTCCACTGCGTAGAAGGGGTTTCCTGGGTGTGCACGTACCGCCCCGGACGTACCTCTGTCACTTCGGACTCGGCAACAGGAATCCCGAAGCTGCCCCCTGCGAAGACAGCCTCATAGAGGCCCGGTACCGCGTAGAACGACAAGAGACCGTCCTCGTCCGTGGACACAGGGGATTTAGGGGTAGTTCCCCCTGAGTCGGTGAACAGATTAGGGACGACGTTTGAGCCCTGTTCTCGAACGGTGACGTCCTCGTCCGTCGCGAAGCCTCCACCCGGATAGAACAGATACGTCTCGTACTGGACCAGCGCCATCGTTCACCCTTCCGAATGTGGGTGTGGCCCGCGCGGACGATGAACGCGCGGGCCACGGGTCCAATCTACGGGATGACCAACTCGACACAGCCACAGGCTGCGGTAGGCAGCGGCGCACTGGAGATCTCGAAGTGCACATGCTGCGTGGCCGTGATCGCGGTGAGCAGCGGCTCAAGAGTCGCGGGGGTGACAGCGTCCCTGCGGACGTCGTACGGGCCCACATCCCACTGGGAGCCGGCAAACGAACGGGCGGTGAAAGTGAGAGTCAGTCCAGCGTTCGTGACCGCCCACTCACCCCACTGCGACTGACCCAGGAAGGGGTACAGCCAGTAACCGTACGTCGGGAAACCGGCAGGGTCACAGGGCTGCCCTGGAATCCCGGACCAGAGCTCCAGAGCGAACTTTGCCGTTCCGGACGTCGCGGAATCCAGACGGAAACCGACCGTTTCGGGAGCAACGGCATCGTCCACCACGAGCGGATCGGCCGTGATGATGTTGACAACGTCCGGGTCGACGTTGCAGAGCACGATGGAATGGTCCACCCAGCGGAGCGCGGGATCGGCCTGGTCGTCGATGCACAGACGGCCGTTCGCGTCCAGCGTCTGAATCTCTTCGGGGTCCTGATAATTCGGGGTGGAAGTGACGGACACGAAACCCGTAGTGACCACCGTCGAACATTCGCCCTCTACGGGGGCCCCACACTCGTCCAGTCGCGTGAACCGGGCGATCCGGCCGCGCGAGAGAGATGCGCACTGAGTCATGCTGACTCACCTTTCGTCTCTTCGGCCGAAGCCTTTTTACGTGTCCGGCGCACAGGCTTGGCCGGCGCACCTTCGAGGTACTCGCGCGCCACTTCCGGAGGTACCCGGAAAGCGGTGCCTCCCAGAACCGTACGGACGTCCATCTTGTCCACAGCAATGGCCAGAAGCGCTCCGGCCACTGCGGAAGC